ATGTAGCATTGCAAATCTTGTACTTTCTTTCGGAGCTTCTGTTGCACCTTCGAGGGCTTCAACTGCCATTGCCTGAGCGGCATGTTCGTTAAAACCTTTCTCTCGGTAGATGTCATAGAAACGCTCATATTTTTCAATAGAGCTATCAAGATCTTCGCCATGATGCAGCATTTCAGCCGTCAAATGATTAGCAGCCTGATCAGGCACACCATCAGTCTTAAGGTGCTTCCAAATAGTTTGGAATACCTCAGGATCTTGTTTAGGAGTTTCACCTGCTAAGCGCACGTAATTTACCTATCTATGACTTCAACTATTCTATCGAAAGTATCAACCGTATTGATTAGCTTCAGCAATCAAAGATCCAAGATCAGGTGATTGACCCATACGCTTAGAAATTGCAATATTCATTTCAAACTGTTCAGGTCCAATGCGATCCATTTCAGCATTCAAGTTTTCCATACCTTTGGTCAACTGATAAGCATCCATTACATTTGCTTTGGCCATATCTCGATATTGAGCAGCAGCACTTTCAACAGTCGAGGTTTCAGCCATCATTTTGGTTTGCATTCCTTGAGAAGCAGCAACTTGTTGAGGAATCGCAGAAATTGTGTTTTGTTGGATATTTTGAAGCTTTAGATCACCTTGGCGTTGCAGCTGTGCATTAGCACCAGGCTTGCTTGTCATCCCACCATCCATCATGTTGGTCATGCCTTGGTTGGGAGGAGTCATGGCTCCGAGACCCTGTTTCATAGAGGAGAATTGCATTGCCTCCCGTGCATAAGGAGCCTCACCCATTTGTTGAATACGTTGAGCCATTGTTCAAATACTTTCTATACTTCTATTGTAAAAGGGCCACCGAAGTGACCCTTTCGTTATTTAGATCAGTAGTCCTGAACCAGCATCTTGGACTGGAAGGCTTGAGGACCAGCCTGAGCAAGATACTGCCAAGCATTCTCAGGATTGTTGTCCATCATGGAGCTGAAGTCACCCCAGAAGGAGCCAGCGCCGGACTCCTGACGACCAGGGGTAGGCATATCCATTTGAGGACGTTCGAAGGACTGAGGAACGCCACGTTGTTCTTGAGCAATAATTTCTTGCTCGAATTGAGCACGAGCTTCATACTGTTCCCGTGTAGCAGTCTCTTCAGGAGTCTCAGTCGGGTAGGGACCTTCTGCACCAAAGAAGCCGTTGACGTAGTCAGCAAGGACGTCGGGATCAGTCAGCATGATGTTCATGGCGGCACGCTCTTCAGAAGCAGCGTCCAGCATGGTGTTCATGGTGGTGTTGCGGCCAACTTGCTCAATCAGAGCGTCTTCCACTGCACAGGCATAGTTATTGAGCAGGGCAGGGGCTTCAGCACCAAAGTGCTCAAGAACTTCGAGAGAGACGTCAGAAATCTGACTCAGGTAAGAATCAGCCGCGGGAGCGGGGGCGGCTTGATATTGAGCGGCCTGTTCAGCTTGAAGCTGGGACAGATACGCCGCCTCCTGGGCCGAATAAGTTGGGGTTGAAGCTTGGGGAGCGTAAGTCGGCATCGCCTGGCTTGCCCATTCCGGAGCCTGGGGCTGAGAAGCCAGCGGAGCCTGGATACTGGCCTGTGGTGTTGGTGTTTGATACGCCGAGTACGGTGCCGGGGCTTGGGATGCTTGCGGCGAATTCAGGCTTGCGGATAGTGCCTGGAATGCTTCCTGCCATGGATTGTTGGCCGCTGCCGGAGCCGAAGCCTGCGGGGCCGCTGCCGGTTGGTAAGTTGCCGGTGCCTGGGGCATTACCGGCGCTTGAGCCTGGAAGCTCGACGGGCTGTTCGTCGCGAATTGGGAGGCCGAGTCGGGCACGCTTGCGGTCGGCATCGCTGAGCTTACGGGCGCGGACGGTGCTGTCGTCTGACTGATACTTTCCACTGTAACTTAACTCCTTACGTAAAAATTCAAGGGATCGATAGAGGAATCCTGTGATGTCAAGATTCGGATCAGCCGCCAATGGCTGATTAGGCATTTGCGGGTGGGGCAGCTGATACAACTGACCTAACATCCCAATGAATGTATTAAAACTTTGTTGGGATTGCTGGACCATCCTGAAGGGATAGCCGGTCAACATTGCTGAGCGTTCTTCGTCAGTTTTGCTGGGGAAGAGATACTTAAGGGCTTCAATAGAATCAACACCTAGTTCTTGGAGGTTTCTGACGACGATACTATTATTAAGAATGCCCTGAGAATCCTCTTCGAAAATCTCACCGGTCCAGCGCCAATTAACTTTGCTGCTGCCGTCAGGGATTAAACCAGTAACCCCTTCAGGTATTTGACCTGATTCAATACTAGCAGAAAAGAGTTGTGCTCTATCATCTAGGTATTGTTTTTGATCAATTTGATATTGTAGTTCAGCATCAGTATAAAGTTCTTCAGTCTCAAACTCTTCGCGTAGAGGAATGCTTGGCTTTTCAAGCTCCATAGTTTTTGAAAATGATTCTTCAAAGATATGCTCTTCATGCTGAATCATCATTGCAAATAATCTACACAAACCAAAGTCGAATAATGCTTTGCATTTCTTTTCTGCAGTTGCGGCACACCTACCATAAAGAGATTTCATCTCATAAGCAGATGCTGCGGTATTAATGTCAATATCATCTACACCACCTAGTGCAAGACGAATTTCAGATCGATACTGTTTTACATAGAGATTTTGGTCACCACTTACAGCATCAGGTGTCATGTAAGACACACGATCAGTTGGCTCAAGGTTGGCAATAACTCTAGGTACTTTGATTTGACCATCAATGCTTGATCCAAAACCGGGTGCACTTACACGTGTGCTAGGCCGATCCATTGCAAAAAAGCCAGCTTGAGAACTAATAGTTGGCTTCATATTGCCTTCTTCACCAGACTCAAGAATGTCGTGACGAGGCCGACTAGAAACTAAAGTTGGATTTCCAAAGAACTTCATGTTCTTTCGAACATTACGCACTAGTTCGTCGTGAAATAAAATTTGATTTGATAGCTGATCAAATTCTCCACTACCAGTATTCTCTCCTGTGCAGTCGATGTTATTAAACACTTCTACAGCAGGAATAAATCCGAGACTGTTAGTTAATTCTTCAGTTTGACCTGCTTGTCCCATAGGAAAAGTAGGCATTCCTCCTTGATCTTCAAAGTCAATTTTTTCGTTAGAAATTGTTTGAATAATTTTGTCTTTGTAGACCTTTAGGCGAATATACTTTTTCTTTCCACCACGAGGATTAGGCATGGACATTGCGTCCATCAGATTCGGTTCTTTGACACCAAAACTGTATACAAGTTCTACATGTTCAATATCACCAAATTGATCACGATAGCAACGATAACTATCTTTAGGAAAATAAAGCAGTTGATAGGTTTCTCCTTGAGGTCGAAAGTAAAACAAACCTTGACCATCACACAAGAAATAATCGACAATACTGTCAAGTTTCATCTCAAGCATGTTGTGCTCATACACTTTTTTTATAAAAGATTTACGACCACCATACGAATCTTGTTCGCTATAAAATTCAACACCTCTACGAAGAATAAACATACGCATCTGAGCAAGATGCGAGGATACAATCATTGTGTCAATAGGAAGATCCCCTCGCTTTTCTTTAGCAGCCGTGAGTATTTCCTTAAATTGATGATTAGCCATCCCTTATCCTCTATTTACTTTTAGTGTAACGGCAATCAGTTGAATCGTAGTCCAGCAAATGCACCTTCTTCGGCTAAACGTCGCCGTGGCAATGATAAGGAATTACCAAACATCATTGACCCCCTAGTTTGGCTGAAATCATTTCCAATATTGGCATAATCTCCAAAAGTGCTATCTCTAATATCAGTAGTCATATCTCCCCGCTTACCAATGGTGGCATTAATATCACGAGCATTGAACGGTCCTGTGTTTCCACCAATTATAAAGACAGGAGCTTCTTCTTCAATAGGAGGCATTACTGGCACTTCGAATACAGGTGAAGTAGGCTCAGGACGTAATTCAAAAGGTGACTCCATTACTGGTGCTGAAGGTACAGCAGGCTCAGTACCAATATCATTAGCAGGATTCTTAGGCTCAGTAGGTGCAGGCTCAGTAGGTGCAGGCGCTGCAATTGGCTTGCCGGTTAAACGAGAGTAATCATCTTCAGCAAACTTTCCTCCCTGGAAAGCCATAATAATATCCTTATCGCTATATCCAGAAAGATCGTATTTTTTATCTACCATGCCTAATCTTGCAGCGGCACGCTCTGGATCAGCAGCAATGCGCTCACGTGCTTTCTCATTACGTTGTGCAAGGCTAAGTCCTTTTTTGAACTCATCGCTGCCCGCCATTCTAGTTCTGGACATTATTTGTATCAAATAGGCATAAACCTATTCTACATAATTGCTATTTAAGACCTTTCATTGCTTTTTCAAAAATATCTTTTGCAGGATCCAAATCAACTGGTCGTGGAGCAATTGGCATTGCAAAACTTGGTGATTGATATCCAGCAGTAGATCCCATATAACGAGAACGAACTTGATCTAATTTATCTTGGAGATAGTTTTGATTGGCTCCAGCAAACTTAAATGCAGCAGCTTGATCTGTATTTGGACGGGAATTAGCTTTTCTGGCTTCTTCAATAGCACCACCTGCACGCCCATAACCACTTAACTGAGATTTAGAGCGTTGATGGAAATTGTCGTTTAATGCGTTGTAAGCAGTGGCAGATTGCATATTTGCTAGGGCACTATCTGCATTAGTACTACCAGAAACTCCACCATTATTGCCAAAGCGCATATTGCCAACAGTGACAGAGTAATCATTGCCGATACTGGCACCTGCACCGAATTGGCTATTAGTGATTGTGGTATCCATATCGCCTTGCTTGCCAATGGTGGCAGTGATGTCTTCGGCATTAAAGGAATTGTCAGTGTTGACGTTACCAATGCCTCCCATATTGCGTTCACCATCAACGTTGCCGCTGTTATCGAACTGTTGATTGCCATCACCAATGATTCCCTCATTGTTATTAAGAGAGTCATTAATTTGGTTGTTTCCAGTTCCTATAACAGTATTGGCGGGTTTTGGTTTGGGCATGACTTGAGGCTTGAGGGGTGCAGGATTATTTTTCTCTTCAAGCAACTTTTTATATCGAGCCATGTCAGCCTCGCCAAACATACGACCACCACCCAAAGCTTTAAATGCTAGTTCTTTATCAAGACCTTTAGTTTGTTTCTCAAACAAAGCCTTTAGATCTGCAGCAGAGCTATCTTTAATTCCATGCCGTTTTTGTGCATCAGCAAAATATGCTTCGTTTGCTTCTTTGAATGACTGGGCTTTAGCTTTAGCTTTAGCCTGAGCTGCATTAGGCATTACTGCAGGCTTTACAATATTGTTTGTTGGAGCATTTGGCGCAGGTTTTGTAACATTGTTTGTTGGAGCATTTGGTGCAGGTTTTGTAACATTGTTTGTTGGAGCATTTGGCCGAGGCTGTACTTGTGGTTTATCTTTCCGTACCTGAGCTTTACCTCTTGCTTGAATAAGTTTGTCATATCGTGCTCGGTCGCTAGCACCAAAACTTCCTCCTCCTTCTAACGCCTTAAAGGCAACACCTGAATCCAGTCCCTTCGTGTCTCTTTGATAGTCTGCCAACATCCTGGCTGCTCGATTTTTATCGCCTCCTGCTTTCTGTAAAAAGTAATTTATGTTCGCAGCCATGGTTTTACTATTTATAAGTCAAAGCTATCACTATTGTAGTCAAGTTGAAGACTACCTCGTCTCAACAATCCACCCATAGTTAATACCATTGAGTCAACAGCGTCATCGTGCTGTGAGTGGCCAAAGTTGACTAGTTCTTCTTCAAGGATGTTCCATTTACGCCATTTATTCCATACAACTTTTTTGTGCTCATACAAACCAAGGACGCCCCGTAGTCGAGCAAGTTTGTCACCTTTAAACCCTTTAACTGGTGAACAGCTTAAGTTATACAAAGCACGTTGATCGAACATGACACGTTTAAAGTCTCCTTCAAAAGATGACTGGTAAGCCACAGCTTCAGGCCAAATCATGCATGATGACATGGTTGGAAAGTATTGACCTTCGTCATTTTCCAGAAGAATATGCCAGTCAGCTAGCATCTCGCAAAGTGTATCCATCTTTTCAAGATTGCCCATACTTTTCACACGTCTTTGATCAATTAAAAATATTTTGCCGTCTTTGATGCCTCCCAATGTAAAGACAGTCCAGTCGTTCTTTTCACTCACACCAGCACTCAAGTCAATGCCAACTCCAATGCAGTCATATTCATCAGGAACCTTACCGTAGACCAATAGGTCTGGTGAAATCCCTACATCACTAGATTGCACAGCAGTGTTTAGATATTGATAAGCAAAGGCAACACGATCCTCTTTCTTCCTTTCGTTTAAGTATTTCATTGACCAAAACTCTGGCCAATAGGATCTTTGCCTTCCATCTTCATCAGTAATTACAGCTTTTTGTATTATTTGTTTCCAATTATTCTTTGGAATAAATAACGAGGCGTGTATATCGTCAAAGTGAAATCGGGTTCCCAAACAGATAGCCCGCGCTCCTTGGAACATCGTAGGAGCGATAACGTTAGACCATGTTTGCTCCATCTCTCTCCTAATATCTGGATTGTTGATGGAAGCAGCTGACTTGATAGGGTCATCAATAAGTACAAGTTGGGATCGCTTTGAGGTAATTGCACCTTTGAGACCACCACACGCAATAGTGAATGCTTCTTCCCCAGCGGTATCGATACCTGCAAACTCATAATCAATACTCCAATACTCATCTGATCGTCTTACTTTCGATAGACGAACCATCGGAAATATTTCACGATACTTTGGACTTGCAAGTATGCCCTTAATGGTCGCAGATTTTGCGCGACTAATGTCAACCATGTATGCGATATAAAGTATGCGCAGCATTTTCTTGGCAGCTGCATGTCTCCCGATCATCCAAGCAGCGAACAAACCAAGGACAGTGCTTTTCGCAGATCCACGAGGTGCGAGGATCGATGTATTTGGGCCTCCGATTCCTAATAGGCATTCACTATCAACTCCTGTGCATAGCTCATTGTTCCATTCCAACATATGCTTTGCTGGAGGTTTTCCCATAAGAGTGCAAAAGCTCACAAAGTTATCTCGTGCCTGCAGTACATCTTCACTCGGAGGTTTAGAGGTAACTTTGGTAGCGTTCATCAACGCCATGCGTTTATACGCAAGCGATGCACTTGGAATAGCCATATATTCTGTATCTAGTATTTACAGTTTAGCGATACCAACCACGTCTGCGCTCTACTGCATACTGAGCCATTCGATCTAAATATGATGCACGTGCCGCTGCAATTGCGTTCTGTCTCCGAGTAATTTCATATGCAATTCGCATTGCTTCCTGAAACTTACGACGTTCCACTTCTTTTGCGTTGTATCCAGTTAATTGTTCTGTTCCTAGGTGAGGCATCCCAGGCAAATCAGCTGCCAACGTTCCGCGAAGTCGAATAGCATTTGCACTGTGTTCTTTGATCTCAGGTAGTTCTGGCAGCTCTGGAATCATCATTACCCGTTTACCTCGCTATATACTTTTGCCCATACAGCATTCATTGCATTTTCAATAGGCTCAGAGAACTGTGGATCGTCTTTAAAGATGGCAGTCATTTCACGCATTACACGATCTGCGCCAGCCAAGATCAAACCACGCTTGTCCGTTGTCTTATTGAATCGTTCTGAAGTTTCAATATGACTGCGAAGTTCTTTCTCTAGGCTTGCCAATCTGGCAGCGCCATCAGAGCCTTTGATTTCACCAGATGTAATTGCCATACGTAATTCTTGGATATCACTGTGCAGAGCGCTAATTTCACTGTTAAGTATGCCTCTACGATCCAATTTTTTGAATTTCATCTTGACCCATCGGGCTAGATCATTGAATGTGCCTGAATAACCGCAGATACCTGCATATACCCAAATCTCAATTACGGAAGGAGTGACCTCAGCAAATTCTCTAAAGTCTTCACTTTCAGCGGCAGGAAGTGAATCCAACCACTGATCAACAACTGTGAGATATACCTTACCGGTTGACGTAGAAGTAGTCATCAGAACATACCTGCCAATCCGCGTGCATACCTGCTTTGACGTGCTGCCTTCTTGTCATCTTCAATTGTTGCCTGCTGCATAGTCTTACGCTCTTGACGTCCAGTTGTTTGAATCTTGCGAACATCTTGATCGCCCTGTCCAGCAATTTGTTCGAGAGCTTGTTTGCCTCTCTGTTCACCCATGCGGAAATCTTGATCACCTTGTCCAGTGATTTGTTCAAGAGCTTGCTTACCTTTAATGCCTTGGAGAGCACGATCAGCAAAAGCTTGGGCGTCAATCTTTCGAACGTCCTGATCACCTTGGCCTGCAATCTGCTCAAGAGCTTGCTTACCTTTCTGACCTTGAAGACGAATGTCTTGATCCCCTTGAGCCTTGATGCTAAGGCGTTGTTGATTACCTTGAGCACCGATCTGCTTTAGAGCTTCAATGCCTTGTGCACCAATTTGATCCAACCTGCCTTGGTTATCAAGTTCTTTTAGCGCTTTATCAATATCACCCTGTTCAAGGATTTGATCGATTGCACCAGAGTTTCTCAGTGCTTGCAGCTGTTGGTCATTCAAGCCCGATTGCTTAAGTTGATCCAAAGCTTGCTTACCCCTTATACCCTGAAGTTGTTTATCAATATTTCCTTGTCTATCGATCTTTTGTAGATCAATTTTACCCTGAGTGCTTAACTGTTGAATCTTCTGTCTTCCATCTTCAGACTTCAACCATTTGTCAATACCACCTTGAGCATTGATTTTCCTGATATCAATAACGCCTTGTCTAACAAGTTGCTGAAGTTGTTGTTTTCCTCTTATGGATTGCAACGCACGATCCTGCACTCCAGAAGCACTAATCTGCTGTAGGGCTTGCAGTCCTCTCATCCCTTGCAATGCACGATCTTGTCGACCAGAGGCACCAATCTGCTGTAGTGCTTGCTGTCCTCTCATACCCTGCAGAGCTTTATCGATGGCACCCTGTGCTCCAATCTGCGCCATGGCCTGTCGACCTCTTTCAGACGTCAACCATTTATCGATACCTCCTTGTCTGTCGATCTGAGCAAGTGCACCTCTATCTCTAAGTGCTTGGAGTTGTGTATCATTCAATCCCGATGCCTTTAACTGCTGTAGGGCTTGTTCCCCTTTCATACCTTGCAATCTTTGCTGAACCTGACCAGATGCACTAATTTGATTCAATGCACCTTGCTGTCTAAGGCTTTCTAGCGCTGTATCAATAGCACCCTGTGCTCCAATCTGCTGCATGGCTTGCTGACCCCTGGTGGACTGAAGCCACTTATCCACACCACCTTGAGCATTGATCTGTTGAAGAGCTCCACGATCCCGGAGTTGTTGCAGCTGACGATCATTAACACCAGAAGCCCTCAATTGTTGCAGGGCTTGCTCACCAACTAAAGATTGAGTTGCACGGTCTTGGGAACCTTGTGCACTAATCTGATTCAATGCACCTTGCTGTCTAAGGCCTTCTAAAGCCTTATCAATAGAACCCTGAGCACCAATTTGTGCCATGGCTTGCCGACCTCTTTCAGACGTCAGCCATTTATCGATACCACCTTGTCTATCAATTTGAGCAAGTGCACCGCTATCTCTTAGTTGTTGCAGCTGCCTATCATTCAATCCCGATCGCTTTAACTGTTGTAAGGCTTGTTCCCCTTTCATCCCTTGAAGTGATCTGTCTTGCTGGCCGCTTTCTCGAATTTGTTGAACAGCTTGCCTGCCTTTTTCACTCTGCAGCCATTGATCAATGCCGCCTTGTGCGTCGATTTGAGCAAGAGCGCCAGATGTCTTAAGTGCTTGCAGTTCATTATCATTGAAACCTTGCTGCCTCAACTGATTCATTGCCTGCTGACCTTTGATGTCTTGCAGTCTTACGTCTTGCCGACCTTGTGCACTAATATTCAGGCGATTTTGAGCACCTTCAAGTCTAGTTTGGTTTTGTTGAATGTCTCCACGTAGTGCAAGTTGATTGTTTAATCGATTTGATTCATTCTTTGCAAATGTCTCTTGGAAATCATACTCGGCACCCATCTTTTGCATGCCATAGTTGAATTCTTTTTCCATAATGGCACTCTTGTTGCCAAACTCAAGTCCAGCAGCAACTTGCATTTGGTTTGTGGCCAATCCAGCGTTAGCAGTAGCAATCTCAATCGCTTGCTGCGTATTCATTGCACTTTGAATCGCGTTTGACATAAACGTATTCTTAATTGCAGCACCAGCCGGATCATCAGTTGCATCAGGCTGCCAGTTATAGAATTTATTCATCATGTCCGAAAAATTGAACATGCCTTTATTTCTATTCCCTTGAGATGAAGTCCTTTTATCTTTTGCAGCCTTCAACTTGTTATAACGCTGTTGGTCCGCAGCATCCCAATTTGCGCTGCCAGCCATTGCCTGCCTTACTAGTTCTGGATCTAAGCCCGGTGGTGGTTTACGGCCTCCTTGATTTCTTTTTCTAACAAGTGCATCATATCGTTTCTGATCACTGGCACCCCAATGCTTACCACCCTCAAGTGCTTGTTTTGCTAGTACTGGATCCAAACCGGGTGGAATCTTTGCAGCCATTTCAATCTAATTAAGCATTGTCTATATTCTACAAAGTTAGAATAGGACTATTGCATAGACGAAGGTATGTCATTTATTCAAGCTGGTAATGAAGCTGTTCGTGCTGCATTAAAAGCAAGAATTGCTGCTGAACGGAATAAACCTAAATACGACCGATTTGGTAAACGAGCTATTGAAGATCAGACTGCGCAAGATCTCCTTTCAATGGAAATTCGTGGTCGTGCTCAAGAGGCTGCACTAATTTCAAAATCAAACAAAAAAACCAAAGACATTAATAGAGAAGCTGAGGCATTTGCAAAGGAGCAAGAGCGCAGTGCGAAGATGGCAGGTAAGTTGGCGGGAGGAGCTGCTTTAATTGGTAGTGCTTATTTTACAGGTAAGCAGAAATTTGAAGAAGATCCTTCAATTGCAATTCTTCAACAGCATCGTGAAAGTGTTCAGTCAGATATTACCTCTAGAGAAGAAGAGATGAGAGAAACACAGAAAAAAATAGATGACTTTAAAGCGAAGCAATCTACTGAGCCTTTATCAGGAAGCTATCCAACACCTCCTTCTAAAGAAACCTTATCTGGATCATTTCCTGCTCCTAAATCCCTTCAATCTAGAGATGGTGATGGCTCAATATCGCTTTCTATGGACAGTATCTATAAAATGGCTCAAAAATCAGGTGCCAAGTTTCCTGAACTTGTTGCTGCTCAGTGGGCCTTAGAATCTGGATATGGTAGCTCTCCTTCTGGAAAAAATAACTATTTTGGTATTAAAGCTACTTCGTCTGAAGCAGGCACTTCAAAAAATACTTGGGAAGTCTATGACGGCAAGAAAGTTAATACATCTGCCCGTTTTAAAGACTTTGAATCACCCCAAGCAAGTGTTGATGATCTTGTAAGTAAATGGCACAAAGATTATAAGAACTACAAAGGCGTCAACAATGCATCTGATGCTGTCACTGCTGCACAAATGCTGGTGAGTGAAAAGTATGCAACCGATCCCGCTTATGCGCAAAAACTTGTTCGTATTATGAAAGAGAATGATTATCTCTAGATCGTAAAGCCTTGGCCCAGATTCTGCAGTCCAGCCATTAGCTGCAAAAACATCCGATCTTTACGATTTTGTGCACGTTCACGATCTTTACTTTGTAGGCGAGTAATTTCAAGCTGGTAGTTTTGATCAAGGCGACGATCAGCCAGAAGTCGTTCTTGTTGTCGATCCAGCCTTCTCTGCTCTTCCTGCATCATCATATATTTTGGACCACCATACTCATAATCTCCTGCTTTCCTTATTCCAGCAAGTATTTCAT